ATTAAATCGCATGTTTGAAGAATGTGAGGATCAAAGAGATATGACTGTAAGACTTGCAGAACTATTAAAAACAAAAAGCGAAGAATATAATCAATGCGAAAAGCGTCAAGAGACTTTAATAGCTAGGTTAAACGGTGATAGAAAAGAAAGAGTAAAAAATAGACACAAAGATAATGCGTCAATACTATCACTAGTAAGAGTATTTCAAAATGAAACAGATAGAAAGAGAATGGTAGACATGGCAGAAAAACAAAAATTACTTATTAATGAAGAGGCAGACAGATTAGAGAATATGGACGTCTGGAAAGCTAGGGTATTGGGGATATCTAGAGATGAGGCAATTTGAATTAGATAATCATTTTAGTAGTCTAGGTCAAAGATACTATACTTTACAGTTAGTCTTTAACCTATTTAATAACCTTAGAGCTGATTCGATCTTTCAAGTCGGTTGCCAGTCAAGAGATTCGGAATACGCTAACTTTGACTTATTTGAAATTTTTGCTAACTTATGTATGAGTAATAAGCATAACACTTACGATATATATCATGATAATACTAATCTACAAAGAGTATTAGAAATAGAGAAGTCAATATATAAAAATCATAGTCCTGATCAAATAAAATTAAATACTATAAATGATTATGATTTACATGCTACAAAATACATAGATTTATTAATATTAAATGATATATGCTATCCTATACATGAATTAACAGAATATATGAGTGATAGTTTAAATTTTTTAGAAGCTAGAAATTTATTAAACGGAATGCAAGAGTCTGAACTAAACAAGCTCTACAAGGACATCATTGATCCATGCAGGGTAAAGGTATTAACTGAGTACGAAACCTTCAAGAGTCGCCTCAGTCGGTCTGCAATCGTACTTTTAGAGGGTAACGATTATCCTGGCGGCTCACAAACTCTTCTTGCCAAGAGGCAATTGGAGAGTGATGGATTTATTTGTTTATTAGATTTAAAACAATCAATATGGATTAGACGTTGAGTGTAAAGTGTAAAATATGTGGTTCAGAGTTTAAAACTGAAAGATCCTTACATACTCATATTAAGGCTCATGGCATATTGTTATCAGAATACTATATAACATATTATCCAAGATATAATTTATATACAGGTGAGTTAATTCCCTTTAAGAATAAAAAACAATATTTTTCTACTTATTTTTCTAATAGTGAAGAAATTGAAAAGTGGTTGGCGACAGCCGACCAAAAGCAAGCCCAAAAGATATTACTTAAAATATTAGAAGATAGAATAATTAGTAAAGATTTGCAATACGCGCCTAATCACCTCGAGTTAAAGCTGCTTGATTTACCCGAAATTAAAATATATAAAAAATATTTCGGATCATATAATGAAGCCTGTCGAAGGCTTCAGGTTGAGCCATTATTAAATAAAAGTATAAAAAGTAAATTTTTGCACCCAGATAAAAATTTAAAAGACATAGAGATATTAATTGATACTAGAGAGCAAACCCCACTTAAATTTGAAAACAGTAAGTCTCACAAGTTAGATTTCGGCGATTATACCGCTTCAGGAGAAAACTACAATAAAACCTACATAGATAGAAAGAGTGAGACTGACTTCAAGTCTACAATGACCGTCGGGTTCGATAGGTTCAAGAAAGAGTTAGATCGAGCTCGAAAATTTGATTCTTTCTTATATGTTGTTACGGAGAGTTCAATCGACAGAATAATTAATAATAATTCTTTTGGAGCTCATAAATCAAACTTAACTTTTGTGTGGCATCAAATGAGAGTGCTATCTCATGAATATGCAAAGAACTGTCAATTTATTTTCTCAGGAGGTAGGAATAGATCTGAAAATTTAATACCTATATTGCTAAATGCGGGCGAGGGAATGTGGCACTCTGATGTACAATTTTATATAGATAATAGAAAGATTAAAATATGACCTGGGAACCTGGACAACAAAAAAGAAAGTTAAAAGAATATGACATAAACAAGGTTATAATGGATATCGATGGATTTATTGACGAAAGAGAATCTAAGATTTTATTGTATCAGTTTTTGAGGGAAAATATAACTTTTAGCACAAACCTAATAGCTGGAGTAGATTTATTTCCTTTTCAGCACATGGCTGTGAAGGCTATGTTTGAGAGTGACTACTTTCTTGGAATATGGTCTCGAGGAATGTCTAAGTCTTGGACTACAGGAATATTTGCATTTATGGACGCAATAATGAATGAGGGTGTGGAGATAGGAATCTTATCTAAATCTTTTAGACAGGCAAAGATGATTTTTAAAAAAATTGAAGACATAGCATCTAAGCCTGAAGCTAAATATCTTTCTCAATGTATCACTAAAGTTACGAAAGCGAATGACGAATGGGTTATGCAGATAGGTAGCAGTTCAATTAGAGCTTTACCTCTTGGAGATGGATCTAAGCTCCGTGGTTTTAGATTCCATAGAATAATTATCGATGAGATGTTGTTAATGCCTGAGAGAATATACAATGAGGTCATTGTGCCTTTCTTGTCTGTGGTTCCAAACCCTAAGGAAAGAGAAAATCTATACAATTTAGAAACAAAATTAATAGAACAGAAAAAAATGAAAGAGGAGGATAGACATATCTGGCCTAACAATAAACTTATAATGCTTTCTTCTGCTAGTTATAAATTTGAGTATTTATACAAACTATACGCTAATTTTGAAAACTTAATAATGCAAGAAGATAATTCAGCTAATCCTTCTTCAAGGTCTATAATGCACTTTTCCTATGATTGCGCTCCAAAGCAACTTTTTGATGAAAACTTAATAGAACAAGCCAAAGGGACAATGAGTCAAAGTCAGTATGATAGAGAGTTTGGAGCTATATTCACAGATGATAGCTCTGGGTACTTTAAAATATCCAAGATGCAGGAATGCACGGTTGAAGATGGAGTTTCACCGTCAATCGAAGTTAAGGGTGAGCCTGGGGCTGATTACATTGTTTCTTTTGACCCTAGTTGGGCTGAAAGCGAAAGTTCTGATGATTTCGCAATGCAAGTACTTAAACTTAATAAAGAAGACGGACAGGCTACACTAGTACATGTGTACGCAATGGCTGGCGAGAGTTTAAGAAATCATATAAATTATTTTCATTATTTATTAACTAATTTTAACGTTGTTGCTATTGTTGGTGATTATAATGGTGGAGTACAATTTTTAAGTGCTGTAAAAGAGAGTTCTTTATTTAAGTCTTCTAAAATTAAAATTAATGTTGTAGAAACAGAGTTTGATGATTTAGAGAATTATCACAAATCTTTAAGGCTTGCCAAGGCTGAATTTGAAGCTGATGGAATACCCTGCTGTTTAAGAAAGCCTACTTCTGAATGGATAAGAAGAGCAAATGAATTTTTGCAGGGTAACTTTGATCATAAGCGGATATGGTTTGGATCAAGAGCTATGAATGATTCGTACCAAGAACAAAGAAAGAAAAAAATTCCAATCAAAAACTTAAAATTTATAAACACAGCTGAAGATGAAGAAGCTCAGAGTGATGGAGCAAAAATGATAGATTTAGTTGAGCATCAATACGACATGATAGAATATACAAAAGGGCAGTGCGCCCTGATAGAAGTTAAGTCTTCCCCTCAAGGAACTCAAACTTTTGACCTTCCATTAAATTTAAAAAGAACTACAGGCCCAAATAAAGTGAGGAAAGACTGCTATTCAGCATTGGTGCTTGGAAACTGGATGGTTAAAATTTATAATGATATTAATAATTATAAACCCGAAGTTGTTAGCTCTTTCGTTCCTATGTTTATAAAGTAAAGTTAACTTTGAAAGTGACTTTTTAACTTTTCGGTGTACTATATAAGTAATGAACAACCCTAAAAGAAAATATACAAAAAAATCAAGCTACTGGGATAACATCTCCAAAAGAAAAGAAGTTAGCTTAGAGTCAGAAGCGAGTTCTGTTGAGCCTAAAATGTGTGGAGAAAACTACTATGTAAGTAATTCCAGCGTGAGTGGGAAGGGTTCTATACCTCTAAGATCTTCAGCTTCCTCAACAGTGTCTGATGCAATTAGGTCTGCAGATGGAGGTAGTTCAACAACTAGGGGTAGATTTGGTTCTGGAAAAAAAGCTGACAAATATAAAAATATTGCCGAAGGTTTATTACCTTACAGTATAACAGCTGAAGGTATAGACGTTAGGGACACTATAGAGTTGTGCCAAAAAGCTTACGCTAATGTACCTATTTTTAGAAACGCAATTGATGTTATGTCTGAGTTTTCTAATTCAGAAATATACCTCGAAGGGGGAAGTGAAAGTGCAAGAAATTTTATGTATAAGTGGTTTGAGAAAATAAACCTATGGAAGCTTAAAGATCAATATTTCAGAGAGTATTATAGATCTGGTAATGTTTTCATGTATAGAATAGATGGAAAGTTTAACAAAGAAGATGTTTTAAAATTAAATATATTTTATGGATCCAAGGGTAGTAAATATCTAGACCCTGGAAAAATACCTGTTAG